CTGGGGAATCTACAAGACTCAACTCAACCAAATCATATTGCTTAATAATTCTAATTGCCTTATCTGACTTCTCGTCATAACCATCATCCCACTTATTCATTTTTCCGCCGATAGAAAAACCAGCAAGTGTTCCGTCTAGAACTTTTTCCCAAGTATCTTGTGCACCTTTTGAAACATATGCAGAGACAAACACTCCATTATAGAACTTCTTTGATTCTGGATCAAAATACTTTTCTGCTTTAAAGTTTACCATCTTGCCTACTGCTAATGGCTGATGCATTTCTCTAATGTTTCCTCGGAATTTTGCAAATGCATCCATTGACGCTTCTGCTGTTACAATATCATCTTGCTTGTCAAGGTTATCCAAAGAGGCAAAGCCTGAGACTATACGTCTTTCTTTGTCGATTTTTGCAAATGGAAGAGAAAGGCGAAGACTTTCACCCTCAGTATTCCAATGGGCTTTTGATATGGTCATGGTCATTATATTATATACCCTTTTTTACAGAAGTACCACTATTCGGACATTTCGGCAATGCTCTCAATTTCATCAAATTTTCTACCCTCACCCTTTGGATTTCTTCCAGCAATCGTTGCTGATCCATCAGATTGGTTATTAGTTCTTTGACTATCTCTTGACCTTGTTGTAGTTGCATCTGCTACTTGTTGTGATGTGAGGTCTAATGGCTGATCTCCGCCATCACGCTGTGGCATACGCAAAATAGTTCTTGCTTCGTTTGGAAGCATAATTTGATTCTTGACATATCTTTCAAGAATTTGTGACTGTGCAATCTCATCTGTTAGAGTTAATTCGTTAAACTTAAATTGAAGAATATCTGTTTTTTCACGAATGATTTTATTGATTGGTTTTTCAAGTTCTCTTTGTGCTGGTCTTGCAACCTGCTCCTTAAATGTTCTATCTTGAGCAAGGGCTGCTGCTGTAGCAGAAGAATCTGATCCACCAAGTTTTGAAAGTGGCACCTGGTGAGCAACTAAAATATCATCACGATTTTGTTTGCGATATTTTTCAAATGAGCCTTCTTGAACACCATTTTCAATTGGCTCCATCTTAAACTCAACTTTATTTGTATCTGAATCTCCTGGAAGTGGTATATAAAGAGTTCTATGATTTTGACCCTTCATTCCAGTCTGTAAGAATCTAAACATCTTATCTTCTGCTTCTCCAGAAAGTTTTGCACCCTTAAGTGTTACAACATATCTTGGAACTGCTTTATTACTAAAGTAATCAATATTATATTGTGATGCAAGCATATCTCCTTGAAGAGATGTAACTGCAGAGATAATATCTGGAACACCGTAGAAAGTGTTTATTGGAGAATATGCTTTAAAATGAATAATCTCATTTGGTCTTGGATCTGTTCCAAGTGGATTTGGGTTTGTTGCTCCAAAATTACGGAAATAAACAACCTTGTTCGCAATAACTTGGACAAATCCATCACGCAATCTTCTTGCTCTCATCGTTACTGATGGAATATGACCAATGTATCCAATTTCACCTTTTACTGTACGTCCAACCTCAATATAACCATTTCCAGTTGCTTGAACATCTGTGTAAACTTTTTCCATTGTAGTGGTAAAAGAATCTTCACTATTTAAACTTTCTAGCCAATCTGTTAATTCTATTTTTGCTCTTTCAATTCTTTTTCTAGCACGACCAACTGCTTCTGAATCTGAAGAAGATTCTAATTTAAGCATTGTTCTTGAAGATACCTCAAAGTCATAACCAAGCCCAACAATATTCTCTACCTTTGCATCAATAGCAGCATGGTTTGCAAATGAAGTATCATAGTAACTTGCAAGTTCATAAAGATTCCATGGTGGTGTAATTACATCAAACAAGCCATAGCCATTTCTGTAAACAAGACCTGGATTAATTTCTTTTGATCTTGCTCCATCAAGCCCTGTACTTTCTGCTCTAGAACTATCAATGTACTGCTGTGAAGCATCTACCTTAGATAGTCTTCCAGCACGACGCTTAAAATTATTATCTAATCCAGATAAAGTTTTTAACTCATCCCAGGTTTTATTAAATGGATCTTGCTCTTTAAAAACATCTAACTCTTGTGCAAAATTATCCATAGATGCACGAACAATGTATTCATTTTCTTCTGACATTAGTCATCACTCCCGTATTTTGCAATAGTATCTTTTGCTGCTTGAACTGCACCAAGATCATTCATGGAAGGAATTAATCCTTCTGCCATTCTTTGTTTTTGTTCTGAATATTCTTCTTCTGAAATTCTAGTTAACCCTGGCACGAAGATGCATTCTCCATCTCCCTCATCCCCGTAATATTTTGCTGCTTTTTTTAATTCAGAGATTTTGGTTATATCGCCTTTCATTGACGGAATATTTAAAACAGATCCAGTACCATCTGTAAACCACTTACCATTAGCCTTTTTATAAACATATAGGCCCCAATCATAATGCTTTTCAATAATCTTTGCACGAGATTCGCCAATTTGCCCCTTCATTTTGGGCAATGCTTTACGCTTTTTCTTTGGATTTTCAATATTCATAACCACAAGTATACCATATTAAACTGGGTCTGATGTCTGAGATTGCCAGACAATATCTGTATAAACTTCATATTGATATGAGTTTAATCTAAATTTTCTTGTGTCATCTACGATTATCTTGTTTGTGCCAACATAACTCTTATACACATCTGAAGGGTCTACTCCATAATAAGACTTAGTTGACAAAATAAGTACTCCATTCCAAACGTATGCTGAGTTCCAATAGTCCCATTCTAGTTCTAGAGGTCCAAGATACTTGACCTTAAACCAAGGTCTTTCTGTAATATTTTGAACTTCTTGCAGGTTTGTAGATTTATAGTGAGAAACAAGATTAACAAGTAGTGGACCATTAATCTTAATTGATCCAACATAGTTATCAAAGTTAACAATACTTGAAAATGATACCCCAAGCATTCCCCACTCCCTTATTGTTATGTTTGGCTCTTTTACAAGATTTCCATTCCAATAAAATCCAATACCGTTTTCAATTTGTCCAGTTCTTGCATTAATGGCATAGATTTTTGCTCTTTTGCCATCTGGATGATTTGCTACCATAAAAAATTTAATTAAATCATTTTTACCTTCAACCTCAAAAATTTGTGTTGGAGCATAAGGGAAAAAATCTTGATCATATCTAATTGCTGCTTGCATAGCCATAACCTTATAATTAGAAGATTTGTTTGGGTTGACTGGAATTGATAGTCCACGATTTATTAATGGATCATACGACCCCTTTACTTGTATTCCAGAATTTTTGGTAAGATAAAGATATGGAGAACTGCCTTTATAAATTGTATATGGGTTTGGTTTCTTATAGTCATAGTAAATACCAGTTTTTGTATATGGATAAATCTGAACGCCAAATCTGCTTCCAATTGGATTTGGGGCAACATCATTATATGCTTGTGATGCTAACTGTAAACTCTTAACTCTAACTGGATTATTTAAAATTCCACGAACTTTAAAATTCAAATGAATTACAACTGCAAGATCATTAAAGTCAGTTCCTCTTGGTGGATACAACAACATTCCATCAACTACTTCATATTTAGTATTTATAAAATTATCATATATTGGATTGTTATTATCATCATAACCTAAAAAATATGTTCCTGGTTCAACAATTCCATTTTGTAGCGGTGCCTCAATATTTGTAAAATAAGAATCTTTTGCATTTGCTCCAGTTGAAATATATTGGAAACTTACATAAGACTTTACCAATGAATTAGAAGTATCATATTTGTATGTTTTAGAAGATCTATTTTTTAAATCTGAATAATTTATATATCCAGTAAAAAGATGGTTATCGAGAGATTCGTAGGTCCTCTGAATTGGGTTTTGATACTCAGATTGTAGTTCTTCATAGTTCCAAGAGCCAACCCGAGACTCTTCTACAAACTTTGATGGTGCTGGATAATTTAAATTAAACTGTACAAAATCTAAATCATAGTAGGACTCATTCTTTGCATCTGTAACATATTTTGCAAAATATGAGAGCGGAATGTGATCTTCCCAATATCCATCTACATCTATATCTAATGCGAATGTATCAAAATAATTATTTGGAGTTAATGTATAACTGGCTATATGCTCAATTAATCTTTGTGTTGGATAAGAATTAATGTTTCCACCATCTAAAATATAATCCCAGAAATATGAACTTGCACCAACATACTGACCAGCATCATAGTCAATGTATTGATTATAAGTATTAAACACATTTTCAAAATTAGTTGGTGTTCCAAAATCATTGAAGCACTCAGAAATAAAAGAATAATTTCTTTCGGTTGCAAAACCGATCTTATATATGTTTCCTAAAAACATTTTAGAAAGTGTTGTATCTCCACCTACATATAATTTAAGACCTGATCTATTTCCGAAGAAACTAGCAACATCTTGTCCATAATGTGAGCAAAATGTATTAATATCCATACCCGAAATAAACTCTTCACCAATATTTACTGAAACAGTTTCATATATAAACTTTTCTCCAGAAGATTTAACAATCTTGTATTCTAACTCTAAAGTAGTTTGTAGTTCAATAACAAAAGAGTTTCCAGTAATCTGGTCATCAACCTTAAACAATACTTGTGGGGATGACGGTGTAGCCAAAACTTTAAACACTCCATAAAAAGATCTAATTGGAGTATTTGTAACATCTAAACTATCAAATAAAATATATCCGCTTGTAGAGTTCCAGTCAGCATTTGGCCTTAATTTAAATAACATGCTTGATTCATTTTGTATATTTTTGCATGCTGCATACCACTGTTCAGTTGTTTTATTATTAAAAAATATCGTTGGCAAATTGTATTCTGGAAGAGATAGCACATTATTTGATGTAACTAGATTATCTACAGATGCCTGAGACCAACGACCAATATCTGGATAAGAGTAATTATTTGAATAATTTGAAAATGGATAGTCAATAAAAAGAGAAGTTCCACTATACGATGCATTAATATTTTCTGGTACCTCAACGCCCTGACCGTAAACAAACCTTCGTTTTGCAACAATTGATGGAACCTGATATGGGTAAATCGCAATACAATCTAATTCAATTGGAGATACATCCTCATATGCATAGAATCCAATCCAGTCTTGATCTTTTCCATTTGAGTTATACTTATCTGGTAAGTTGAGTTCTGAAGTTATCATATTTAGTGATATTACCTGCTCGCCATTAATAAGAAGGTTGGCCGAATTATTTGTTAGTCTAACGTGAACAATCATTGGCCTTACCCATTCACCAATATAGTGAGATCCATAATGATTATCAATTTTTAAAATTATAAAAGGACCATCTACATAAATTCCGTCCGAAGATGAGATTGGACCACAAATTCTTTTTTTAACACTTGTATCAGAATTAATTCTAAGCCACATCTCTAGTGTTTGCTCTTTAAATTTACCACTCTCATTTAAAAATCCATTTCCAGGAATTATTAAAGATGGTAAATCTCCATTTTCTTTTAATATTGTTGTAGTTGTAGAGCCATAAACTAATGGTATGCCAGAGTTTTTTGCAACAAGTGCATTGTCAGAAACCATATAGTATCCAGGAGAATCGGATAATCCATAGGCACTTGCCTCAATCCCGTATGACTCACTAATTGCTATGTCTTGTGGAACCAATACCTTTTGAGCACCCAAAGATGTAGAGTTAAACTCTTCTGACCACTGACCAAGTGTTATACCATTAACAAGAAATTGATAATCATTTTCAAATTGAGAACCACTAATATATTTTATTTTTAATACAATTCTAAATGTTGTATTTTTGTCTGGGATCTCAAAGGTTTCTGAAACAAACATCCATTTGCCATAAATAGATGTGTTATAGTTTTTTAAATTTTGAATTACTTCACCACTTAGTGGATCATAGTACTCATATCCTATTTCAATACCAGCGATATAAGAACTTATTGAATTTACATATGCGCCAATTGAGAATGTAGACATATATGAGTTCAAGGCACCAAAGTTACTTAAGTTCTCACTTATGCAAACTATTTCACCAAAATCTTGAGTGCTTAGTTCTCCAGTAAGTTTAGTAATTGAACTATCGATAAATGGTTCATCATATACTGAATCAAACTCTTCTGCCGATCCACCAGTTACCGACCAATTAAAAACAGACCTTTTTTCTTCATTAATCAAAGAAATATAGTCTGCTTTATCGTCCAAGGCCCACAAAACCGTTGGGTGTTCAGCAAACACTTTTTCTGCATATAGATTTGATGGAATAGACATTATAGGTCTATTTTATCATACTATGCGGGTAAACCATCTTGGAAGTGCGTACCTATTTGAGCCAGTAATTTTTTTTACACCGTGCATAAAAGAGGGATTATCTGGAAAAGCAATCATATCTCCAGTCTTGGGTTTAATCTCTATATCATGGTCTGGGAAATAAATTTCTCCACCACCATAATTATCATTTAAATATATTAGTGTTGCAATATCATTTGGTCTAGATGTATCAAAATGTGCTGGCATATCTGTATCTATATCAAATTTTGAAATATGTGTCTTTCTTTCTAAAAAATCTTGAAATGGTCCTTCATAATCTTCAAGTATTTGACTGTATGCTTTTTTTGCAACATTTTGTAATAAACTTATTACATTTACATCATTTTTTGAAATTTCCTGAAAGGTCTGTATTTTAAAATAATCTATATGCTCATATTTAAAAAAACAACTATCTGTTTTTTTGGAATAATCATATATGATTTCTGCAAGTTCTGAACTAATAAAGTTTGGATAAATTTTTATTAAATCTGAACTCATGATATTTTTATTTCACAATAATCTGTTGTACAGTATGCCTCACCCATTGCTTCTAGGTTATCTACACCGTCGTAAATTGCACCAAAATCAATATGCTTCAACTTACCTACATAACTGTTATACTTCTCTTCAGAAATTTGAGTATATGGCTGTTGAGGATAAACAGTATTTCCCATTGGCAAGAATGATACTGCTTTTAACTGTCCCTCGTACATATGCAATGCTGGAACAACATGCTTTGATTCTGTTTCCTTGTCAAAAGACAAAGTTACAGAAACCCCATTATCTGACCAATACTTTTGAGCGGTTGCTGCAAGTGCAATCTTTTCAAATAGCGTTACATCCTTTTCAGATCTTGGATGACCTGACTTAATTGGGAAATAAACTACTGATGTATTTGCTGACACTACGTCGTCTTCAATTGTGTACCCCGCTGCTTTGAACAGGTGCATCATTGGATCTGTGTTTCCAAATCGAACTGCACGAAGGAAGAAGTTTCCTCCAGGTCCCCAGTGAACTCCAGGAGTTGCACCAGAAAGAATTGAAACTGATCCTGATGGCTTAACTGTTGTTACACGAATTGATTCACGAACACAAAGCCATTCTGAATACTGATGATCATAGTGACGAATCTTGTTGTATCCTTCATCCATCCACTCACGAACGATTGGCAAACCCTTTTGATCTGCAAAGGAAGCAATACCAGTAAGTGATGTACCAATACGACGATTACGTTGCATGATACCGTTTGTTTGTGGCCAGTGTGTTGGAACAAGTGTAACAGTCTTTCCATAAAGGTATGCAAACTTCAGGGTACGCAGGAAGTCCTCCTTAGATTCATGACGATTCAGGTGCACTTCTACAAGTGTACATAGTTCGTATGACTCCAATGGCTGCTCCGCACATGGGTTAAATCCCATCACACGATAATCTTTACCGTCTGGCGCATCCTTTAGTCGTCCATAATTACGAGCAACATCAAGCCAAATAAAACCTGGCTCTCCATTTTCCGTAATTAAATCTACATAATCTTCATACTTTGTTCCTACTTCTGCTGAAATAGAGTTATTAGACATCCAAGCCCAACCTGGATTCTCTGGATCAAATGAGTTACGCTCTGGGAACATTTCTGAGTTCTTTAGGTTCATAAATGTGTTATCGCCAGCGTTACCCAAAGCAAGTGTTGCTGATCTGCGAACATTGCCTGATACAACGCATGTACCAATAAGGTTTACCAAATCTACAATAGCACGAGAGTCTAGTGTTTCTCCGCCTCTGGAGCCGATTACACGGTCTATCTGGTCGTGCAACTTGATAAGAGGTGCAGGCCCTGATGCAACGCCTCCAAAGCCCTTAATAGGTGCTCCAAGAGGTCTGATCAAATCATAATTAAACTTCTGAATACTTTGATTTGCTCTAAGGTATGAGTTGATTAGAAGTCTAACTGACTCTACCCATCCTTCACGAGTGTCTGGAATTTCAAAGATCTCTTCTGGCTCTGTTGGGGTATAGATTGAGAAATTCTTATCCTGTCCCACTGTATCAAATCCTACACCAATGCCAAGCATTAATGCATCCATAACCCAAGCAAACAAGGCTCCTGGATCATTCTTGTCAAGGTCCTTTGTAGAAACCATTGCACAGTTTTGTAGTGCTGCAGAGTTCTTCTTCTCCATAGTCATAGGAGTTCCAAATGCCCACATGCCTCGTCCTGGTGGTGTCCACTTTAACTCAAACATTCTTTGAAATGCTTCTTGTGCTGACTTTTGAGCCTTGTAGTCATTCCATGGTAAACGGTTTTCTTTAGCATGATTCTTCTGAACTGAATACATACCTTCAATTACACGACGACAAACCTCATGCCATCTTTCTTTAGTTCCATCTTCCTTCATACGAGAATAAGTACGAATAAAAGTAATTTCTCCAAGTGAGTTTTCTGCTGCATCTTTAAAACCAAATGGACTTTCTGTATTCTTATACTTTTCTACAAAGTCTTCTGGAAGTCTAAAACTAAAAAAATCTGTCATGTGTATCGTCCTTTCAAAAACGGAATAATGTTAAGTATAGCAGAGTTTTATAAAAGTTAAAACTGTAAGTAAATCTTTACTTTAGAGTTAACAAAAACTAAAATTATCCAATTGGAATCCAGTGTTGTTGTTGCGATCCAAGCATTTGTGATAATGGTGATAAATCATATGCAATTGTAATTCTTGGAGTTGTTTCTCTCCAACCACCTATTCCGTGTGGGTGACCAGTTTCTGAAAGAATGGCACGATTGTTTTTGTTTATATTATCAAAAAGATCTTCCCCATTGATTCTGTATCTAGTATATGATGGTTCTGCATTTACACAATAATATCCATGAAATATTGGTGCTCCAGTTCCATTCATATGGTCATGCAAGCCATCTTTTGTTTTATCATTAAGTTTTGGATCAAAGTTGTAGTTTATATTAAACCACCCCTGAATCATATACTGTTCTTTTTTAATATCTATTTCATAATAATCTGTTGCTTCTTTTAACATGTCTTCAATGTTTGAATATAAGTTATAAATCATGTGATTATGAAATTGAAAAATGTTATATTTTTGAGCAAGCATGCTTGTAAAATTTGGATATTTTGATTTTATATCATTAAATTCTTCTTTAGATAGTCCAGGTAGTTCTCCATTTTTCAAGGATGTCTCTAGTTTTAAAACATAGTCTACTAATTCAACTAAGTTGTTATCTAGTGATCTTTCAAAAAATCTATGACCTTTATTATTTGTTTTCATTTATATACCTTTTTCTTCCAAAAGTGTTTTTTATAACCAGAATTAAAAACACTTCTAATTATATTTCTTTGTTTGTTTATTTTTTTAACTTCATCCATACTTCTTACTATTTTTGAAACAAAATTTGTTCTTTTAAATGGAATTACCTGAACCAGTGGAGTTCCTTGTTTAATAAAACCTTTAAAGTTGTCTTTTACCAAAAATGAAAAAAGTCCATCTGAAGCAAAACTATCTGTATCTATTATTGCAGAAATAGCAAATAGGGGTGAATCTTCACGATGTTGTGGGTTAATGAATATACTACTATATCCTGGACTTGTTTTTACTAGCCAAACTAGATTAACTCTAAATATATGATCAATATATTCATCTTTATTTATTGGGTATCCAGAAATCTGTCTCATATCATGCATACCAGTCATTGGTGTGGAAATAAATTGTTTCATGGATTGTGGAACATCAAATATTTGTTTTCCTTCTGTTGTGTCTATGTATATGTCAAATGGGGCCTTTAATATATACCCGCTTGTTAAAATATCTAAAAATGCCATACATTTTTTAACGGTTAATTTTTGTACGCCACTTGAAGGTGACTGATCGTTATCATAAAAACCTGGTATTTTTCTAAACCATTCTGGCATATTCTTTGAAGATGGTTCTGGCTCTGGAAAAACATCCACCATTTGTGGAAATAAAGTAATAAAACTTATTTCTTGATTTTCAGACTTCATCTAACAATTATATCAGACTGTATCTGGTCTGTCAAATGCTAGTGATTTTTCTGTAAAGAAGTTGTCATAAGGTTCACAGTTAATAGAAAGTTTTTCCATTTGCATGTCAATTGCTTCAACTACTAAAATATCAACAAATCCACTATGTTCGTATGAATATCTCTGATATGTTGTATCTACTTGTGCAACATTAAGGTACTTGATAACTCCATCTTTTTTAACCAAAATATTGTGTGTATTAACAAACATATCTCCATCAATAAATACAAAGTTTTGTGCTACACCTGGGGTCAAAGAAACAATTGTTGTTTCAACTACTGGTAGATTTGACAAATCTTCTGTTGTTGACCAAGAAAGCCAATCATTATTTTCTCCAAGATCTACAGCAAGAACTTTGTCTCCTACATTAAGGTTTTTTGCCTCAACATAGCCATTAGTTGTAAGAACTTTTGTTTCAATTGATATTGAGTCGTTCCATCCTGGTGAGAATCCAAAAACACCGAATGGTGAGAATCCAAACACACCGAATGGTGAGAATCCAAACACACCGAATGGTGAGAATCCAAACACACCGAATGGTGAGAATCCAAACACACCAAATGGTGAGAATCCGAATACTGAGAATGGTGTAAATGAGAATGTTGTAACATTTGAAGAGTATCCAGAATAGTCAGAGTTACCATTTGCATTTGTTGCATAGACTCTGTAAGCCTGTGTTTGTCCACCACCCTGTGAAATATTAATAGATGTTCCAGAAGTATCTCCTGCTGTTCCATCATTTCCTTCGACATGGTAGTTTGAAATTGATTTTCCACCATTTGCTGGAGCAGACCATGTTACTGTATCATAAGATGCTCCAGAAGGAGAAGATCCACTTGGTGCAGATGGTGCTTGTGGAACTGTTGTAACGGTTACAGAATTTGATGCAGCAGATGCTTCTGATGTTCCTGATGCATTTGTTGCAGTCACTGTAATTGTTGTAACTGCTCCTGATCCAAATCCAGTAATCGTTATTGGAGAAGATGAGCCTGTTGCTGAGTGAGTCATGTTATGAACATTACAGTATCCAGATGCTGTAAAGGATGTTGCAGCATTTCGATTATCGGGTGTAAAGGTTACTATAACTGCACCGTTACCAAATGGACGACCAGTTCCAACATCTGTTGCTGTTCCAATTGTTGGTGCATCTGGTGCCAAGAAGTCATTTGCTCCCTGGCTCATTCTGCCTGCTTGTTTTGACATAGTTAATCTCCCTTAATTCGTATTATGCTGATAGGTCTCCGAAGACCAACCATCCGCCTGAAATCTTCATTGCTG